TGTAATGGGTAGATCGTGGCCTATAGCAGATGAACTTTTTATGGCTAACAACAGAAAGACTTTAGAAATTGCTAACGAACGTGGCACTGCTGTAGTAGCAGCCGTTGATGAGCATGTAATACATTAGGAGTAAAGATGTCAGGCTATAAAAGTAGTGAAGAAGATGTACTGGGAATACCCCCAGTGCCTGAAGGCGGAGTTGATTGTGCCTACCCTAGTTGTAGAAAAGGGAAAATAACAGGAGAGACACCCTATGTATCATGGCATGGTAGTTTAGACTTAGAACAGCTATATACTAAACTTCCTGCCGTAGCAAAATTAGCCATACAAGAACACAAAGATGACTTTATGCAAGAATACAATACGATAACTTGGTTATATCTTGTTCATGCTGAGTGCGCTGCGGAATGGGGTATGCACTTGATAAAGGATGCGATGAAAGCTGAAGCCGATGTAGGACGTGTTTTATCAGAAAGGCATAGCAGTGCCTACCATAAGAGGACGACGAATGAAAAAACGTAATTACAAAAGAGAATATGAAAACTACCAAGGCACGGAAGAGCAGAAAAAGAATCGTGCTAAACGTAACGCAGCCAGACGCAAAGCTGCACGCAAAGGAAAGGTAACGAAAGGCGACGGTAAGGATGTAGCACACAAGAAAGCTATATCAAAAGGCGGTAAGAACTCAGGTAATACTAAAGTAGAGTCAGCCGCAAAGAATCGTTCATTTAAAAGGAACTCTAAAGGAAAATTAGTGTCTGAAACTAGTAAACGTGAGCGTAAGAAAAAGTGAAAATAGTCAACGATAGAGCAGTTGTTCTTAAAACCAGACGGCCTCATCTCATTACTGAGAAAGTTAAGAACTATAAAATACTTGCAGAGGACAAAGGGGTTTACAAGATTGTAATTCCTTGGGGTTTAGAAGAGGCCCAAGTACTTGCTGACCTTAAAGTGAAACAAATTAACTCTCCTATGTTTAGGGATTATGAGTTTAATGGTAGGTACAAACCCTTTGCCCATCAGAAAGAGACATCTTCTTTTCTAACGCTAAACAAAAAAGCGTTTTGTTTTAATGAGCAAGGTACAGGTAAAACAGCTTCTGTAATATGGGCAGCAGACTATCTAATAAACGCAGGGCAAGTGAACCGTGTATTAGTTATATGTCCTTTGTCTATTATGAAATCTGCATGGCAAGAAGACTTGTTTAAGTTTGCCATGCACCGTACTTGTTCTGTTGCTCATGGAACTTCTGCAAGAAGAAAGAAGATACTGGAAGCAGGTGCTGAGTTTGTCATTATTAACTTTGACGGTGTAGCTGTAATCAAAGATGAAATAATGAAGGGTGGTTTTGATATGGTGGTGGTCGATGAGGCTAACGCTTACAAGAACGCACAGACCAACCGATGGAAAACCTTACGAGATATAGTTGCGGATGTCCCGTGGCTTTGGATGCTTACAGGTACTCCAGCAGCACAATCACCTGTAGACGCGTTTGGTTTAGCAAAGCTAGTAAACCCAAAGAAAGCACCTAAATATTTCGGGCAGTTTAGAGATCAAGTAATGTACAAGGCTTCCCAGTTTATATGGAAGCCCAAAAGGACAGCAGACAAAATTGTACACGAAGTACTACAACCTGCCATAAGGTTTGAAAAAGACCAATGCTTAGACTTACCTCCGCTTACGTATATAGAACGTGAAGCACCTTTGACTAAGCAACAAGCCTCTTATTATAAGTTACTTAAAGAGCGCATGATGATGGAAGCGGATGGGGAACAAGTCACCTCTGTCAATGCAGCTACAAATCTCAACAAGCTGCTCCAAATATCAGGAGGTGCGGTCTATTCGGATGATAAAGAAGTCATTGAGTTTGATGTGAGCAACAGACTTAAAGTAGTTAAGGAAGCGATAGATGAGTCTTCCAACAAAGTGCTGGTGTTTGTACCTTTTACTCATACTATAGAACTCCTTAATGAGTTTCTACTTAAGAACAAAATAAGTTGCAAGATAATATCTGGAAAGGTGTCAGTAAACAAACGAAGTGAAATTATTAAAGACTTCCAAGAAACTGACAACGTAGAAGTGCTTATCATACAACCGCAAGCTGCGTCTCACGGACTCACTTTAACCGCTGCTAATACAGTCGTTTGGTATGCCCCAGTAACAAGTGTGGAAACATATCTACAAGCAAATGCTAGAGTAGATAGACCGGGGCAACATAGTCCGATGACGGTTGTACATATACGTGGTAGTGAAGTGGAGACACGCTTGTACAAAATGTTGCAGTCCAACATAAAACATCACCACAAGATAATTGATTTGTACAGACAGGAAATCAATACTTGACAATGTAAAAGTACTTGCTAAACTTATCGTCCCGACTTAATAGGAGGAGCGATGAAAAAGCAAACACCAGATCAACTTGCCGACATCTACATAAAGATGCGAGAAGTTATAAGGAAAAAAGAAGAAGAGATAAAAGATATTAAAGCTCAACAGGAAAAGGTTGAGCAGAAACTACAAACGTTTCTTGAAAAAGAAAACATAGACAGTATAAGAACACCGTATGGAACTGTAACACGCCGAGTGCATACCAGTTTCTGGACTAGCGATTGGGAATCAATGCACGTTTTTCTGAAGGACAATGACGCTTTACATCTACTAGAGAAACGTGTGCATAACTCTAACATGAAAGAGTTTTTAGAATCCAACCCTGACGTTGCACCGCCCGGTCTTCAGACTAATAGAAAGTTTATTGTTTCTGTGCGAAAGCCACCTAAGAAGTGAAAAGGATAAAAACACAACAGGGATGTTTTGTGCATCCGCATACTTATGAACCTTTAAATTCTATAGAAGTAGTAATTGTAGATAAGGGTGTTTTATCAAGAAACTATTATGGACCAGATGGTGATTTAACGTGTTGGTCCTTTGACTGTGACTTTCCAGACGAAGCCGTTTGGAAGAGTAACAAGCAAGCACAACGTTGTTTAGACTGTAGTAAGAGTATAAAGAACGCAGGTGCTGGAGGGAGGGCCGCTTGTAAATTCTTTACTAAGATTAAAGTAGCTTTTCTTTCTGAAGAATATCTCTACGAAATCAGACTAGGTGCATTGAGTTTGTTTTCAAAAGAAGATAACAGGATGAGTTTATATAAATACGTAACGCATCTTGAGCGCAACCAAGAACATATTGGGAATGTGCTAACCGAAATATATTTTGTACAGCACCGAGATTTTTACAAAATGTTTTTTAAACCAGTTCGACCTTTAGCAGAGGAAGAGCTTGCGAATATACAACAAATGAAAGATACAGAGGAAATTTTTATGTCTAATCAATCTCACATTATAAAGAACGTAACAGCCCGTTACCCACGCTTAGATCAACCGTATAAGTTTGATCGTAAAGCAGGGCCAAACGGTAAAAGCGTTCCATGTGATGCAACTGTACAAGGTGCTAGTTACGATTTAGATTTTGTACTGACTAAAGCACAAGCAAAAGAACTGCACGGATTAATGCAAGACGCGTATACCAACGCAGCGGGACGGGATAAAAGCTGGCCTAAGAAATTAGAAATTAATTTTAAGAAGCATGATGGTGGTACTTTCGTAGGGAAAGCAACTCGTAAAGCATCTTATGATGGCGTTCCAACCTCTCCTCCTGTGCAGTTTGATTCAAAGAACAAACCTTTAGGTTCAGACTTTATGCTTACTACAGGTAGTGTAATAAACATAGCGGTAGATTTTATACCTTATAAGATAGAGGCTTCTGGGGCAACAGGTGTATCTCTTAGGTTGCGGGGTGTACAGGTGCTAGAGTATGTACCTTACAAGGCTCCTTCACCTTTTGATGAAGAGGATGGCTTTACATCAGATGGGGACTCATCAAATCCTTTTGAGTCGGCTGATGAAGAAGTGGAAGAAAAACCCGAAGCAGATCCTTTTGATGATGACGAGGAAGAAGAAGTTAAGGAACCCGTCAAACGTAAAAAGAAAAAAGATGACGACGATGATGAGGATGACATCGAAGACATCATTGCAAACTGGGGTGATGACGACTAATGAGCTACGGCTATACGACACGTCTCGGTAGTCTGAATAAGCAAGCAGATGGTTCTCTTCTGGGAGTTAAGTTAGGCAGGTTATGTATTAAATACGAAGTACCTGTTATTGACGTAGCTTCCCAGTTGGGAGTCAGCAGACAAACCGTGTACAACTGGTTTATGGGAACCCATGAACCTAAAGAAATACTAACTCCTTTAATACAAGAATTAATAGATGAATTGAAAAAATGACTGATTATGACCTGCTAGATCATGTTGTCCCAAAGGGCGGCATCTATAGTGTGGTCGGCATGAAGGAAGGTAAACCAGTACCAAGGTTTACTGATAGCTTAGAAGAAGCACACGAAATAGCAGATGCTTTTTCAGAGCAAGGTTTAGATGTTTATTTTGCGTTAGGTAAGCTTAAAGAAAAAGGGAACAGAAGGGTAGATAATGTAGAGTCACTTGGAGCTATCTGGTTAGATATAGATTGCGGTGGTGACAAAGCAGAAAAGGTAGAAGTATCTACGGGTTTACCACAAGGTTACGCTGATAGGAAAGAGGGCGAAAGAGCACTCGTAAGATTTAGTAAAACTATCGGTTTACCTGAACCAGTAATAGTACATTCAGGGTATGGTTTGCACGTATACTGGGCTTTTACTGAAGAAGTGCCTACAGAAAAATGGCAACCTATAGCAAATAGACTGAAGGACGTCTGCGTTACGCAGAAATTTTGTGCTGACCCTAGAGTTTTTGACGCTGCACGGATACTACGTGTACCCGGAACCTTTAACCATAAGGGTGATTCTCCTAGAGAAGTAGTGGTTAGAAACCCTAACACTAAACGGTACACACCTGACTCTATACGTGAGTTGCTTGGCGTAGACTCTACTTTAGTAGTGAAGAAAAAGAGTAATACGTTTACACCAAACGCACTGGAAAAACTATTTGACCAGAATACAAACTATAAGTTTTCTAAAATAATAGGCCGTAAAGACCCGTGCCTACAGCTAAAAGACAGCCTTATAAACAGAGATACTAT